TCTTTATAGTATACTGCTTGAGATGGTGAAATCTTAGCATCCTTTGCTTTGGAAAGATTGGTAAACTTCTCAAGAACATTACCTGCAATTCCACTTATAGATCCAGACTCATCAACAACCACTACGTGAACTTCATCATTTTTACTACTTCTATCAGTAGCATATGTGGAAGTTCCTGGTTTCTCAGCAATCGTCTTCCAATAAACAGTCGCATTATCAATTCCTAATGTCTGTTCATTGTACCAATCTTTATTGGTTGAACTTACCCACTCCTTATTGCTTGCAGCTGCAGCAGTTTTAGTATAGAGTTGATTTACATTTGTCGTGACATCTGTAACTCTAGTAATAGTATACGATGTTGTACCGATACCAGTAATTGCTCTGTCTACCGTAATAGCAGTAAGACCAATACCAATAACAGTTGCACCTGCACCGATACTAATATCAGTACCACCAGATACCGTAACAACGTCTCCTAATGCAATAGCTGTACCACCAATACTAGTTGTGATACCAGTAATTGTAATATCATTAATTTCATTAGTAGCACCAAGTGTAGAACCAATGCTAGTGCTCGTTGGTATTGTTGTTGAAGATGCTGCTTTAAAATCTAACTCTTCGTAAGTAAGAGCAGTTGAAGTTCCAGATGAATCTACTTTATCAGTTACTTTTACTGAAACTGCATAGTCCCAATTTGAACCATTAGCAGTTGATGTTACTCCAGTAATAACTCCTCTCATATACCCAGTATAGAGTGCAGTTGATCCAGAACCAACATCAATTCTATCATTGATTTGTTGAGTTATACCATAACCAACCTGTGGCATGTCTCCAGATGCCTGATTGGTAAATGTAATAATTTGGTCTGCAAATGCATCAATCTCACAAACTTTTAAACCGTTTGCCCAAGAACCAGGGTTCTTAGCAGCATACTTCCAAGTTAATGCTTCATTTGATACGGTTTGATAGTCATCTACGTAATTCTCGTATGACTTAATTTTTACTCCAGTTACTCCAGAAGTTGTAGTAACTCCAACGTTTGCATTATTTAAATATGATCCTGCTGCTTCATCAGAACGGAGTACTCTTAAAACTCCACCATAAGAAAGAAAGTTGGACGCACTCAACCAGTAACCATATTGACCGTCCGTTGAAAGTGGCTTACCGAAGGTTTGTAGAAGATCTTGTTCTGTTTCAATCAGAATTGGTTGATCAATTGGGCCTTTTT